GTAGTCCTGTTGTGTTTGAACTCTGTTACTTTAATTACTGCATTGGCTCCAGAGGCTTCCGTTCTGAAAGGGTTTAAGGATAAAAGGGTTTGCGCCGGACCCACTGAAACAAAGACTCCTCCACCTCTTGCACCACTGGTTCCGGTTCCGGCAACAGCGGTAAAAGTATAAGTGTCTGCATCAACTTTTGTAATGCTATAAGCATCTGGGTCAACTAATGTTGCAATAGTGAAACCGTCAAAGGCTTCCGCTCCCCTAAAACGTACTTTGTCTCCGGTGCTCCGTCCATGATCGCATTCAAAAACTTTAATCACAGCGCTTGCGCTAGTGGATAAAAAAGGGTTATTGGTCAAAAGAGCTTCCGCAACAGGCTCAGTGCGATCGGGTCTTGGGTTTCTTATAGCTTGAGCATCCGGTCCAACTCTGGGTGCTTCCAACTGGGGTTGTTTTGGACTCCATTGATCGGGTCCCACCAAGAAACCGTCCCACGTCTTTTTCATGTCTTTCAAACGGTAACGAAAACCGGAAATATCACAGATTCCCCATGTTTTTTTACCAGCTGCAAAGGCCATATTAATAAATTACCGTTCTGGCTGGAATAAAACGGGAGCTCACAGTATCAATATTTTCCGCGGCTGCCCTGCCCCACTCCTCTTCATATATTTCCTTGAGCATTCCTGTTCGATCCGGCGCCCTTTTAAGTGAAATATAATAAGACAGGCCCGCTGCCATTGCTGGTAAAAACTCAAAAGTAATATCCAAATTATTGGTATAGTCCCCTGCGTCCTCAATCCGGGTCAATGCATAATAACGAAAAACATCGGTTGAATCGTCCGGAGTCGGATAAAGATACAATTTAGGAGTTGCTGTCCTTTCCAAATAAAACTGGGTTGGACGTGCCTCTACTGCTTTGTTCGGAAGATAAAGGTAATCGCTTCGACTCATCCGGTTTAACTGGTAATCCGTATAGGTGCTTCCAGACGTACGCCGAACGACAGCGGACAAAACATTGATTAAATCTGTACCCAGATCATAGGATGTGGTGCTTTCGGTTAATGCCTCTGTTCGTTCAACAATGACCCAAAGATTAAGACCACGGTTTGCCCATTCGGCAAACATTAAATTAAGGGAACGTCTGGCTGTTTCTAAATCGTAGCCTGTCCTTAATTCCAATCCACAACGCTCGAATGATTCTTCGATTAACTCAGCAACGTTCAGATCGAACGTAGTTGTTCCAGAAGTAGCCATTATTAAGGCCTACGATACTTTTTCTTATAGTTCGTAACTGTTCCATCCTTTTTATTTTTATTTTTATATGGAACAGCCGCATCATAGTCTCCACGCGCAATAGTTTCTTCCCTCATGTATCGTTTTCTTTCTGTCATTCCGGGCATTCTTTACTCCTAATTATTAGGCGCTTCGTAATATTTCAAAAACTCGCACCAAACTGTATATTCGTTTCCAGCGTCCGCCGTTGATGGAACTACTAAAAGAACGTCTCCTGTATAACCAGATGCTTCTGTATTAACCAGTCCTCCAATTGAACTGAAATCAAACATATTGTCATAGGACAGGGTTAAAAAAGTAACATCCGTACTTGCATCCCAATCTAGGGACGCAGGAGCGTCTGTTCCTCCTCCAACTGTGTACCATATTTTATTCAAAGCTACATGCGTGCATGTTTCTTTATTAGCGGACTGTTCTAAAGCAGAGACATCTACCAGAGTAGTGCTACTGCCGCTTCCGTCTGAATAAACCGAACAATATGTGACCAGTTTCTTATCATAGTCGTACTGAATAGTTGGTCCTGTGACTGTATCAGCCATAATTTACTCCTTATTCAAATGGAGTAGCTAATGAACCATCACCATGCAAGTATGCTTCACAATGCCATACTGATGCTGAGGTTGCTACCAAACGGATTATTCCGCCTACCAACCATCCTTGTGTTGCTGCTCCCAAATCAATGGTGTCATCATCACTTGCATCAGGAATAAAGGTGTTGTTATCTGTTGCAGTTGCTGGATCAAAGATATAAGCAAAACCAGAAAATAAATCACTGGAATTGTCTGTATTGATCTGTCCTGCGCCTGTGAAAGTAGTACCAACAATAAAGGTGTAGTTTAAGCCTGCTACAGCTGTAGGTAGTGTTACTACAATACCTGCTGCCCTATTCAGTGTAAAAACTGTGCCTGAATCGGTTGATTCTACTGATTTGGTAGCAGACGTAATGCTGCTGACATTAGAATAAGCAGAAACATAGCCCGTAGTGGTAATATTACCACTGGTGTCAATGTCCAGATTTGTTGTGATAGCCCCTGTCGCTGCGGTTTTAGTGATTTGTTCAAAACCATTTTCCGATCTGACTGGACCATTAAAGGTTGTGTTTGCCATAATTTTTTCTCCTGAAAAAAGTCTATCGTCTTGGCTTGTCTGCTAGGTCAGTCGATAGATAAGTTTACCCTAGATGCTTCCATTCTATATCATTAAATTTAAAAAAGAAAGGGAGCCGAAGCTCCCTTTCCTTGTAATACTGAGTAAGAAAGTCTGCTTATATTATAAGCAGTGTATTACGTCTTCCATTTCCATTTAACTTATGCTCCGGGACTGCCAAAGACAGTTCGAGGGTCAGACCACCCGAACGAATATCTTTCGCGAGCCTTGTAGCGTACGTTACCAGTATCAAAATCCGCTTCCATCGAAGTTTTGATTGCTGCACGGTTAAACATTTTAAAACCGTTAGGACAATCTGTCTTGATGAACCACGCATCTGTATCAGTAAGATAATGATTAACAGTATAGCCTTCGGGAATCATTCCCATATTTCTAATAGCGTTAATGTCATTATCTGCCGTTGCTACCCGCCCGGGAGTTTCCAATAAACGATCAGCGGTAAATTGAAGCTCTTTAGGAAGAATTAACTTCATTCCTTGCAAAGCAACTTTTAAACCGCGTTCGTCAGTGAATGCTGCAATGTCGATTAGTGCTTGTTCTAATGAAGTTTCATTCAGATCGGCTGATGTTGAAAGCTCATTACGCAAATTAGCTCCACCCACAGTTGGATGGTCTGTTGCGCAAAGTTCTTTCGTGTCGCCGCCCGGATAACTACTATTAAAAGCATTATTCAATACCGCTGCACCTTTGACTTGCTTGGTGTTCGACATACTTCTGGCAAGCGCTCGAGTGTATCTTGCTGACAATTTGTCATAAAGATTATCCTCGATAGCTTCTTCCGTAATGCTGAAAGCCAAAGCAATCGTTTCGTGGGTATACCTTGATGTAAACGCTTCTTGCGCTTGATCAAAGGCTACTCCCGCTCCTTCTGATTTAACGGGGGCTGTGTCAAAACCGGTGAGCATGACCTCTTCTTCAAAAGCCCGGTCACTAGATTCAGTATCGAATATTTGTTCGTGTTCCTGATCATAGCGTCCGTACTCAAGTCCGAAAAGAGCATTTAAGCCTGGAAGCAACTCTTTTACAAGTTGCGCTCTACTTATAGCCATTATTTACTCCTAAGTTCCTGCTACAGCACCTCGCATATAATGCTCATTAATCAAAACAATTAAATTTGCATTATTTGCTGTGAGGTCTCCGTTAGAATCGTCTTGGACCACACCAACAATCTTAAGCTGAAGTGCTTGCGTTGTGGCGATTGAGCTAGAGTCAAGTTCTCTGGTTGCAACGCCCGTTGTCGTACTACCACCAATGCCGTCTGTATCAGCATTTCTGCCCATACAGGTTATAGCTGAAGCACCGTCTGCTTGTACTAGAAACAGTTGGTTAGGGTCGTCATAGATATATACTTCTATGTCGCCACTTCCGAGTGCTGTCGTGCTGGCTGGGTAATAGTTCTTAAAGGTGGGAGTTCCGTCAGAAGCAACATAGTAACAGTGTGAAAACACACCGACAATATTGGCAGAACTAGCTGCCGCAGTTTCAATATAACCACCGTTGAATATAACAATATCACCTTGATAGATGCTTGTGCCATATCCCGAGGGATTAATTAAATACTTATTTGCTTGCTGAACCGGCCATCCGGCACCTTTATATGGACGAAGCCCAAAGGCTTTATCTACATTGGCCATTTATTTCCTCCGAAATAAAGATGAACGATTACTATTCGGTACCTAAAAAACTTACTTTTCGTCAGCTTTTCTAGTACCGCCCATTGTTACACGTGTTTGTCGGTTCGGTTTATGTACCGACATGGAAGGATGAGTGCCGTCCCTGAACAAATCATTGTCAACTGCGTCCATTTGACCTTCGGTCCGAATCTTAAAATGATCCTCGCGCTCTTTGACAGTTTCTTCAGGAATACGGGCTAATATCAGCCCTCCTACCCCAATGCAGCCTGCGTGTTTGCCGTCTTCAACGACAGGGGACTCGAATTCCGGATATTCATCTGCTCTCACAGGCTCATATCCTTCGCGGATCTTCGCTGACATATTTTTAGTGTCAGGTTGTCCGCGGACTTCGTGCCGAATCCATCGATGATGATAGCCTTCAGGTGGCTCGGGTGCATCCAATGCGGATGGAGGAGCCCAAGGTTTACGCCGTGTTTCTTTTTCACGACCCTCGGTCTCGCGTGAAGCTCGAGTTGTATTTTTTACGTTTTTCGTGGTTTTATCCATGTGTTACTCCTTCACGTATTTTGCGTACTCTTCTAGTGGCACACCAAGTTTATTGGCTATAGCGACCTGTGATGGTGTGAGTCTCACAGTCTTGCCGCGCCCTGTTTTCGAACTGCGTATAGCAGATGCGACCGTCTGAGCGGGACGAGTTTCCGGTTCAGAAGAAGCCCCATTAAACTTATGTGGGAATTCTTCTCTCATTCTTTTATCAACTTCATTGTAGTATTGATCAGAAGAAGGATCAAATCCTTCTTCTTCGGTCAGCTGACGATGGACCACAAAACTGGTCATGGTCATGGCTGTATCCTCACCAAACCATGAATTTTTTCTTGCCCATGCTTCCGCTTTAGGATCTGGTGGAGGAGGGGCTGCGCTTGGTTGATTAAAATCAGTTGTGTTTATTGTTTTATTGGCCAAACTTTGTCGAACTTTTCTTTGGTCATTGAGTTTCTTTAGGTTTTGTGCTTCAACTGCGAGACGCGCCAGTTTTTGCTGTGATTCAACCTGCTTGTCCACATCATCATTTTCAGTGGCTTGTTTTAAAGCAGCCTTGGCTGCTTGAGTTTCGGTCGTGATTCGATTGGCAAATTCAATAATATAATTGCCGTCCAAAGCCGTGTTCCGATTTTTAAGGGTTGAATTTTCCTTTTGCACATTTTGTGCATAATCCGTTGCTGCTTGTTCCCGGCGCTCGGCTTCCCGCAATCTTCCTGTCAGCTTGTTTATTCGCTGCTGCACATTTTTACTGTAATCTTCGAGTTCTTTTTTAGGTTCCTCTACTTCTTCTACCTTGATTTTTTCAGTAGTTTCTTGGGGCGGGGGTGGTGTTTCGGGTGCTACTTCGGTGAGTACTGCGCCTTTTTCTGGGAGTTCAACATCAACGGCTGGGCCGGTAACGTCCAAATCAACCATTTTCTCTTCATTGGTTGCGGTTAGTTCTTGTCTGGGCATGGGTCTATCCTCATGTTTTAATAATTATGCAGAATTGCTTCTGGATCAGATATTTTCGCAATAATTTCATCATCATTCAATATCTTAACTTCTCCTCCTTCGATTTCAAATCGGGAACCTGCGTATCTCCCGAATAAAACCCAGTCCCCGGATTCACACCAAGGACCTGTTGGAAACTTGTTCTCATCATGGTATGCGAGCGGTCCGGTCTTTAACACATAACCGAGAACCGTGGCTATTTGTTGACGCTCTACTGTTTTTTCAGTGAGGTAAATTCCTCCTTCCGTGCGCCCTTTTCCGCGATAAGGAAGAATAAGGATGCGCCAACCTGTTGGATCGGGCAACTGTTCCAAGAGCTCAGAAGAAATTTTTTCCGGATTTAATTTTTGACCATCAGTTTTCTTTTTACTGACGTTTTCGTAGGCTTTTTGAAAAGAGGTTTTTCCCTTCTCTTCCTGTTCCCATTTTTGTTCAAGGGCACTTGTGGAGTTACTCATATTTCTCCCCTACCTTGTCCAATAACTCGGTAATTTCCGATTTAACATAGGTCAATGCCTCTGTTTGACCGGTCAAATTGCGATAATGTTCCCAATCCTTGACTTCTCCACTAAGCATCATCGTTTGTATTCGTTTTTCTTTTTCCTCAATTATTTTAAGGGTTTTATAAGCAAAATCTATAGTATCGATTATTCTCTCCGTTTAACTAAACAAGTCTTCATCATATTCTGTTGAAATATCAAAATTATAGTCAGCTGGATTTCCCAAATCTAGTCCGGCCAAACCGCTTTCAGCCCCGGTTGTGGTGCCTCCAGCGAAAGGCGTTGTTCCGTACCATGGATTAAACATCAAGGCGGAAGGGTCCACGTCTCCATAAGGGCTTGTTGGAAAATTTCCCGGGGTATAAGGGTTAGTAAAATCTATTGATGGTGTCCCGGTTCCTGCGCCACCCCCTGTAGCAGTCAACGCTGCCTGAATGGCTTGATTAATTGACCCACCTTCTCCCAAAGATCCTTGAAGAGCAGCATCAATCATTCCCTGTACTCCTGTGTCACCCATGTATCCGGATTCTCCAATCATTCCTTGAACATCTTCCGCGGACAGTCCTGCGGGCAGTCCAGATATTGCTGCATCAATCATTTGTTGTACGGCATCGGAAGTAAGGGCGTCTCCTCCGGT